TTTTAGACACAGTTATCTGCTTTCTCGAAGGCGGTTACCAGTGTTTTAAGGAAGGATCATTTAAACCTTTCTTTTTCTCAGATGACGAAAGTCTTGAATTTGATCAATTATACTTTCCACTTGTTGAGGCTCACGAACATGCTATGCTTTTCAACCTTCATGATAAACCTGTTACTATTAAAGGTATAACAAGATATTTGAATGATCTTGAATATGGCCAATACCTGGACGAAGCCATAGATATGGCCACTAAGCTATACAAATCTGCTAAAGGCACTTGGCAGCAAAATCTTTTTGAAAAGAGATTGGATATTCTTATTAAGAATAGAGCTGCTTATAATGCCAAGCGTATTGATGGATCTATGCGATTTGCCCCTTTTACCGCGTATCTCTGGGGTAAGTCGGGTAGGGGTAAATCAGCTCTTTCCCAAATATTAATGGCTGATTTACTACGTGCAGCTGGCGTGAACCCAGATCCTGCGAATACAGCTGTTTTGAAGGAAACAGATAAGTATGACTCTTCTTTAAAAGGACATACTTACGGAATATATTATGATGATTGTGGAAATACGAAACCCGAGTTTTTAGACAAATCCCCGACAGATCGTATTATTGATATAAATAATAATATGATTACTTATGCAAACAAGGCCGATTTACATGAAAAGGGTAAAGTAGAGATAAGACCACGTATCTTTCTCATTACTTCCAATTTACCCTTATCGTGCCACGCCTCAACTGGCTCTGTCAATGAATATTCTATCGTACGTCGAGCCGATGTCCACTTATATTTGGAGGTGAAGGAAGAATTTGCCCTACCCGATGGACGTCTTGACAGTGCAAAAGTTAATCGTTCATTTCCAGCGAAAGAGTTGGTAAATGATATTTGGAATATAGATATTTATCGCCCTCTTGATAAGGAGGCTGGGGGTGATCAAAATTCTTTAAGACATATAGATGGTGTTAAGGATACCAAGAAGCGTAACATTTATGAGACTTTGAAGTATTGTACTACCGCTTGTAAGGAACATTTTGCTAACCAACAAAAGCTTATAATTAAAAATGAAAATTTAATCGCGTCTCGTAAATACTGCGATGTATGCAATTTGGGACATGATATTTGCGAATGTTCGACCGAAAATCAAGCCTCTTTTGAGGAATCCTTTGAATTTATTAGAACACAATTGGATAACATTGGTGATATGACTCACCGAATGTTGAATTTTGTGCCAAATAGGATTAGCAATAACTCTTTGATTAAGAACTTGTATTGTATGTGTAATTACAGAGA